ACTCGGATCGATGCCGTGGAGGCCGTGAGAGGTACCAACTGCGACCTGGTGTACGCGGACCCGCCGTACATCACACACTTCGGTACCAACGACTACGAGATGAACCTCCACTTCGTCGAAGGCCTCATGACGATGTGGAAGGGCAAGGAGCTGCGGGACAACCCGCGACGCGACTTCGAGTCCAGCACCCGCTACAACCGCGAGACCATCGCCGCCCTGATATCCGACATCGTGAGCCAGGCGGCGGGCAGGCACCTGCTCCTCTCCTACCGCGACAAGGCGTACCCCGACGAGAAGACGATTCGGGGGATGTTCCAGGGCCGATTCAAGACGAGCCGGGTGACAGGCATCGAAGTGCAGTACGGGATGATCCGCAACGACCCGAAGTCGGGCGGAAAGCACGCGCGGGAGCTCTTGTTCATCGGCTCGGAGCCGACCAAGGCGAAGGCCGCCTTCGAGCGCAACATCCACACACACATCGCAGGCCACGTTGAGCATTCGTCGCTGTCAGCGGACGCTGCCCAGGCTGGCGACAAGCGGTTCAGGTTCGTCCTCACCCATGTGGGCACCAACCGCAACGGCGACCACTTCACGCCCGAGGAGCTGCGGGACGCGGCAAAGACCGCGGTTGGCAGAAAGATCGACCTGTCCCACTCCCAGGAGTTCCGGGACATCGTGGGTGGCATCGTTGAAGCGAAGTACGTGGAGGACGGTGACAATTCCAGGGTCGAGTGCGTTGGCGAGCTATTCACCGAGGAATCGGAGCCGGCCCGCCTGGCCTACAAGCTCATGAAACGCAGCATCGTGGGCCACGTCTCCATGGAGTGCGACTACCAGGAGGGCGAGTGCTCCGTCTGCGGCCGCAAGGTCAAGAGCAAAGCCGACTACTGCACCCACCTGAAGAACTACAAGGGCCGGAAGTACCAGGGCAAGCCGGTGTACGAAATCCTGCACGGCATCACGTTCACGGGCATGGGCCTGCTGGACCGCGAGGGTGCAGACGATAAAGCCGAGATCCGGCAGGTCGCTGATCGCCAAACGAATCATCGAGGAGGAAGACCCATGGGTGACGAGACCAAGAAGAAGACGCAGGGGCAGGACGAGCCGGTGGACCCGTCCGAGCTGTCGGACGCGGACAAGGACAAGCTCATCCAAACGCAACAGGGAGAGATCGAGCGCCTGGGCAAGGAGCTCGACTCCCTGCGAAAGAAGCTCGACGACTCCGAGGCCTCCCACAAGGCCATCGTGCGCAAGGCCCACGCCGAGACCCTGCTCAAGCAGTGGGAAGAGGCCGGGCGCTCGTTCGAATCGGACGCCGCGAAGACCGCGGAGATGGACCGCCTGCTCAAGCTCACCGACGAGGCCTTCGCAGCCACCGAGGAAGCTGTCCAGGCCTTCGGCGCGGGCAAGAAAAAGAAGCCCAACGATGGCGACGAAGAGGAGGACGAGGAGGACGAGGACCTCGACTCCAAGGACAAGAAGAAAAAGAAGCAGGCGGACCTGCAGGCGGACGCAGGGGTCTCCCCTGGTCGTTCCGGGGACCGGAAGAAGAAGAAGGAGACGCTGGAGGACAAGCTCTCGGCCGGCTTCATGGCGGCCTACAACGACCGAATCGGCACCGAAGGATAGGAGGAAATCATGGCTTACGTACAACCCCAAGCGCCCGGCTTTCGGTATGGCCTGGGAGCAATCTCGGCGGATGCGGTCGCAGGCCAGTGCGTGCGGCTGACGGACGCCAACGTCTTCTCGGTCAACGACGACGCGGCCAAGCGTTCGTTCGGGATCCTGGCGGCGGCCTGCGCCAAGGACGCGCTGTGCGGCGTGTACTGCATGGGCGGCATCTACGAGACCGACCAGCTCACGGGCGACATCGCTGCCGGCGACGAGCTGGCCTGCGACGCGGAGACCGGCACGCTGAAGGCCGCGTCCGGCGAGGAGTTCGTGATGGCTGAGGCCATCTCCGTGGTCTCCGGTGTGCTTCGCTTCAAGCTGCTGGTTTAAGGAGGGGACGAAGATGGAACCCGATACCAACGTCCACAGCAACGAATTCATGCAGACCATGGCCATGCTGATGGCCCAGGCTGCGGAGTCCCCCGAAGGCCTGCGAGCCTTGGCTGCAGCCATCGCGCCGCCCATCGAGCAGGAAATCAAGCGCCGGGAGATCACGTCCCTGCTCCTGACCAGGCACAACCTGCCTGCGGGGGAGCCTGCGAAATACCAGAAGCGGCCGAAGCTCAAAGCCTACTGGATCTCCAAGGACGGCGACGCGGTGGAGTCCGGCATCCTCGAGGAGGAGGTCGAGTTCCCGATCCACCGCATCCACTCGATGCCGATGGTGGACATCTCGGTCCTCAAGCACGGCAACGTGGGGTCCATGCTGGACATCCAGAAGGCGTCGGCGACCGAGATCCGCAAGGCCATCGACAAGCGGACTGTGACCGTTCTGGGAGCGGCTGTGCCGGATGACCAGACCGTGACCGTGGCCGGCGGCAAGCTCACCGACGAGGCTCTCAACGAGGCCATTTCGTTCATTGAGGACCAGGAACTGAGGGTGAAGTACATCCTCATGCGCGGGGCCCGGGCCAACGACATGCGCGGGTGGGATCTGGATCCGCAGACCAAGCGGGAGCTCCAGCTCAAGGGCATCTTCAAGGTCTTCAACGGGGCCGACATCATCTCCACCGCGACCATGCCCCTGAACGAGATCATCCTGGTCCCCGAGGACGAGATCGGGAAGTTCGCGATCCGGCAGAACCTGACCACGGACACCATCAACGAGGCGAAGCGCTTCAAGACCGGCTGGCTGGCGTGGATGGAGGCTGCCCACGGCATCACCCGTTCCGACCTGCTGGCCAAGGTGGTCATCACCCCGTAGGAGGCCCAGATGGTCGTCGTACAGAACGCGCTGAACACCGTCCTTATCGTTGGCGAGCTCTTCTTCCAGCCGAAGGGGGAGTCCGGTGACACCCGGACCGTGGCACGTCAGTCGGCAGCGCTCGCCACCGCCATCGAGTCCGGTCAACTCCTCCTCCTCGATGCAACCCCTGAGCCGGGGGACGCGTTCCTGCTGGGAGAGGTGATCGGGACCGGCGTTGAGCAGGGCGTCGCGCACGGTCTGGTGGCTGCGCCGTCGGACGTGGCTGCCGCGGTCACCTATGTGCCTTCGATGGACTACGGCGGGGACAGCGCCAAGCCCTTCGAGGTCACATTCGGCGAGCACACGGACACCGAGGTACTGGTCACCGCCACGAGCGGCGTGCGGTTCAAGCTGATCGTGACGCCCTGAGGAGGACTGACATGAAACGCAAGCCACTGATCCTGATCGCTGGCGAGACTCTGGGCCTTGGCGGTGCGGAGAAGGTCACGGTGGACCTGGCCAACGTCCTCCACGAGAGCGGGGAATTCCGGGTCCACGTCGCTGCTTCGCTCACAACCGGGGGTCTCTTCTCTGACGACCTGGCGGACGGCATCCCGGTCTCCGCTGCGCGCACCCCCGAGCGGTTCATCAAGCTCTACGAGGAGCTGCGGCCGGACGGGATTCTTCTCAACAACTGCCGCATGGCCACCGCCTGCGTTGATGAACTACTCGCGCTGCATGCGCCGACCTGGCTCGGGTTTTTCCTCCACGGATACTCGAAGTACTCGATGGATCTCCTCCCTGCCGAGATGCCGGAGATGGCCGAGGTCCTCACCATCTCCCGTGAGGCGAAGGACGGGATCCTGCAGTTGCGGCCCGACATCGGCCGGAGCGCGATCGGCGTACTTGCCAACTGCGTGGACACGAAGCGCTTCCATCCCCTGGGTGAAGGCGAGAAACCTATGGTCTCAGTGTGGGATGGCGCCCACGCCCCGGTCTTCGGGTACGCTGGGCGGTTCTCCGGTGAAAAAGCCCTGGTCACGATGGTGGACGTCTTTCGCCGAGCAAAGCTGAAGCTTCCGGACGCGAAGCTCCTGCTCGTGGGCGGCGCGGACCCCGGCGTGTCCGTGCACGTGCCGTACTGGACAGCGGAGCAGCGGGTCATCGAGCAGGCCATCCGCCAGATGGGTCTCGAAGACTCCGTCCACATCACCGGTGTCGTCACGAACCCGGAGGACTACTACCGGATGATGGACGTGTTCCTGCTGACCAGCCACTTCGAGGGCGTGCCGCTGGTGCTCCTCGAGGCGATGGCATCCGGCCTTCCCACCGTGAGCACTGCGGTCGGTGCGGTGCCCAGGCTCCTGAAGCATGGGGCCGGGATTGCGGTGGAGCGGGAGGGCCTCGATCTCAATGAGTCCGAGCGGGAGTTTTTCACCGACCGGATGGTGGAGATCGCCACGAGCTCGCAGCGCGGTGAAATGGGCCTCGTGGCTCGGAAGACCGTCACCCGCCTCCACTCCCTGAGCCAGTACCGGCGTGCCGCCCTGAAGTACTTCGAAAAGAGGATCAAGTCATGATGAAGGTCGAGAACAACCTGTCCACCCATTTGGTCATCCCGGCCGGTGCGAAGGACGGCGGGACGCTGAAGATCGCGCCGAAGGAGACCGCGAATGTGGAGAAGGTGACCGGGCCTATCAAGGACGCTGAGCGAGGAGGGCTGGTGATCATTCACTACCCCACCCCCAGGGACAAGAAGCCGCCTGCTGACAAGAAGAACGGCAGCAAGAAGGAGTAGCCTGTGCTGAACGAACTGGTCGCAGACATCCTGGCAGACTTCACCGACGAGGAGGGCGAGCCCCTGGTTGCCTCGGAGTACACCGAGCGCGCCGCGGAGCGGGCGCTGCCACTCGTCACGGTGGACCTGGATGTGCTGTACCAGCTCGACGACGGCGACGTTTTTCCAGTAATGCCCGGCGACCACCGGGAACTCTGGCTGCTGAAGGCCAAGATCCTGGTGTGCCGATTCCTGCGAGCGCAGTCAGCCAGCCGGGTCTCGTTCTCATCAGGCGACAAGAAGATGGACCGCAGCAAGGAAGCAGCCAACTGGGCCGCTCTGGAGAAAGACCTGGCAGGCGAATACGCGGAGCGGGTCAAGAAGATCAACCCCACCGCTGACGACTCGGTGCTGAGCCTGAACACCCGGCCCCTGGTCTACTCCCGGGGTTCTCAACTGGAGGAATGAGTCATGGAAAAGCGCGTGAAACTCGATCCCTTCAACCACGACGCCATGAACATCGTCACAACCGTGATGCAGATCGCGTCGGCCATCATCGGCCTGGTGATGCTGATCAAGGGCAACGAAGCGGGGCTCCTCGGGCTGGGGGCCTTGGCGGGCGGCGTCCGGGGCAACATCCTCGGAGACTTCCTCGGCTGGTACCGGAGCAACGGACCGAAGCCTCCGTTGCTGACGGGCACCATCATGGCTCTCGTGCTGGCAACCGCGGTGATGCTGGCCGGCTGCGGCACTACGGTCAGTAAACAGTTCCTGGTGGACTCCCAGGCCGCAGCCCTAAGCGCCGCGTCTGATTACCTGGGCGGCTGCCGTACCGTGACCGTCGCGCCGGCCTTTACGGTGGACTGGAACGAAAACATCACCTACGGCGGCGGTCTCTTCGCCGGCTGTGAATCGAAAGGGCACCTGGTGGAGTTCCGGTGCACGGGCATCCAGGACGAGGAGACCGGGAAGCTGCGCGTGAAGTGCGACTCACTCGCACTCTGGAAAGAGGACAAGGACGAAGAATGAAGAAGGGGCACCGACACCAGGCCCAGCGGGAGGTCCGCTGGCTCATCCTCCAATGGGGAGTCACCGCGACGGTGACCAGGCCGCAGGCCACCGGCGAAGGCGCGTTCTACGGGCCCGCCGAGACCGCGGAGGAGGAGATTGGGTCGGTGCCCGTCGAGATGCAGGATCTGCCACCCAAGGATCTGACCGAGATCGGGGCCGATGCTGTGGCCAACGTCCTCCCGGACTCGGGCCTGCAGGAACAGGACTTCCTGGCCATCGGGGGGACGAGATACCGAGTGACCGAGGTGACGCCGCACAACTTCTTCGGGGCTACTACACACCTCGAGCTACACCTCGAGCGGGAGAGACGGGATGGGTAGGGGCAGACGACTCGCCATCATCGACATCGACTTCCGGCGGATCGCCCGTCTCCAGAAGGCGCTGAAGATGGTCCCCCACCTGGTCACCGAAGAGCTGGGGCGTGCTGTCCGTGACCTGGTGCTACTCGTCGAGGCCGAGGCGAAAAAACGCTGCCCGGTAGATACTGGAAAGCTCCGCGCATCCATCACGCCGGTCATCGAATCCTGGGCTGCCGGTTACGTTGGCACCAACACCCACTATGCGCCGCATGTGGAGTACGGGACCAGGGCGATGGACGCACAGCCCTTCCTGGAGCCCGCGTTCCTGGAGGGAAAGAAGCAGGCGAGCAAGGTCTTCGGAGCAGCAATCGCCAGGGCCATCGCCCGGTACGAGAGGGGGTTGCGGTGAGTGGGTCGCTGAAACGAGCCTTTGGGCTGTGGGTGGCTGCACAGGCACCGGGACTCCACGTCTACGCGGACCACCTGGCCAACGCAAAGCACTCCTACCCGGCCTGCACGGTGACCGAGCTGCGCTACTCGCTCTCGAGGCTTGGCTGCGGGCAGCGGGACTACACCGTCAGGGCCCCGGACACCGGTTTCGTCACTGCGTCTGGGAGGATGGTGCTCGCTGAAACAACCTACCGGCTGACCATCTCCGTACCGTCGGACAAGAAGCGCGGGGGACAGGAGATCGCGGACGAGATCCTGGACCGGATGACCGCCGCGGTCATGAAGACTGGGCTTGCCCGGGAACCCCTGGCTCTGCTGGACACTGAGGTCGATCCCCGCACCCCGTTCAAGCTGGACCGGATGACCTTCGAGAGCACCCAGCCGGTTCCGCCCGACACGACGGGCGAACCGTTCCTGTTCCGAGGCGCATTGACCCTGCGGCTGAGCCGGACAATCCCACTGGAGGAGCCGGTGGAGCATGTCTTCGAGCACATCCACGTGGAGGAGCAATCGTGAGAACCAGCGCACGAAGAGGAGTGGTCGGGCTCGGAGGGAAGACAAGGAAGCCTGCTCGTCGAGTCCCGATAGCGACGCTGGCAGAGGCCGCGGAGACGGGCAGCGTCCTGCTCGGAGCCCTCCGCACAGCGTACGGGTGGACCGACAAGACGAGACTGACACGGGCTGAGTTCCTCCGCCTCCGGGATGAGTGGCTCACTGGACCCGGCAACGAGGTGAGATCATGACAAAGCCACGCATCATCCCCGACACCTACACCGAGTACGAGGACGGGCACCTCGGGTTGGTAGCCCCGTCCCTCGCCAACGTCGAAGCCAAGATCGGCGCGGCCGATGGGGGTGCCCCGAACAAGGTCTACACCCTCGCCGGCCCGGACGCGCGCAACCAGGCCCGCGTGATCTTCAAGGGCGGTCCTTTGCTCCACGCCATCGAGGAAGCTTTCGACTCCGGCTCCTCCCGCATCCACGCGGTGCGGATCGGCAGCGCCTCCCGCGCCTCCGTCGTCCTCGAAGGGATGGACGGCTCCAATGTCCTCCGCATCAAGGGGGACTACGGCGAGTCCGGGAACGACCACCACGTCCAAGTTCAGCAGGACTTCAAGAGCATCAACATGGGCTACGCGTCAGTCCACGCCGGCCCCAACTCCCGGGTGGTGTTCTACGACGAAGCCTCCGAGGTGCTCCGCGAAGTCAATCTCAGCGAGGACATCGGGCATCCAGTTGGCCTCGGGGTTCACGTCGTACCCGGCGTCGCAGCTAGCGGTGGGGGCTTCTGGGTCCTCGGGTTCAGCGCGGGCCAGGACGAGAGCCCGATGCTCTGGCACTACGACGAGAATGACGAGCTGGTCCCGGAGGACACACTGGACCTCTCGGGGGTCATTCCCGAGGGCGACACCATCGCCGGGATCATCAACCCCGGGATGCCCAACAGCGAGTCCCTTATCACCACCGACAAGCACATGCTCGCCATCCGCACCGACGAGCCGGGCGTCCCCACTGTGGAGTTCGAGTGGGATTACGAGGCCCTGGGCATCATGACCCCGGACGTCTGCTCGGGCGCGATCGGCGGCGGGACCGACCCCGGCACCCCGGATGACGAGGGGACCTGGGGCGGCGTCTTCCTCCTGGACCGGACCTCCAAACGCGTCTTCCTCCTCGCCGAGGAGGGCGGCATGCCGTTGGCCGTGATCAAATCCGTCGACCTGAGCCAGTGGATCGGTGGCGACACCCCAGAAGGCATCGCACTCGCCGACGACGACAGCGAGTTCCTGGTCGCGCTGAGCAACAGCGGCAACTACCCATACAGCCGCCTCCTCCGGGTTTCCGTGGATTGGGACGCCGAGCCGAATCCCCTGGTCATGAACGTCGTCGAGCAGGAGCTTGCCGCGGACGTCACCGGCCTCGGAGAGTTCGTGCTAGACGGACAGCTCACCACCACTGTCACCATCCAGGACCGCAACCTCACCCCGCACCTGTCCCGCGCCTACGAGGGCTCGGGATCGCTCCTCACGGCGACCGGTGCAGTGGCCAATGCGATCAACGTAGGCGGTGTCTACGAGGCCGAGCTGCTCGTCGACCCGGCCATCCTCCTGATGCCGACCACGGACCCGGGCCAGCTCCCCGATCCCGCGGAGTACATCCCGTTCAACGGGGGTGCCGATCCAGGCCCCCTCACCAACGGCGACTACCTCACCGGTCTCGACGCGACGGTCTCCAAGCTCGACATTGCCTGGGTGCACTCGGTCGAAGCGACCACCGAGGCCCTCTGGACCGCTGTGCTCCTCCACTGCGCGGAGATGTTCGAACAGCACCAGTCCGAACGCTTCGCCATCTTGGAGACTCCGGCGTTCACCACAGAGGCAGATGAGGGCAGCGCCGGTTACCTGGCCGACCTCCAGGACCACGTGGACGCCATCGTCGAGATGGCAGGCAAGGTCGGGGACCGCAACGCGGTCATCTTCGCAGGCGGAGCGCAGTTCATGGCCTCTGACGGCACCACCTACAACCGATCTATCACCGCCGCCTGTGGCGGAACCATGGCCGGACTCGAGGTGCAGAAGTCCCTCATTAACAAGCCGGTGCGCAACGTGCTCAAGCTCGTGCCCGAGTACACGGTCGGGCACATCCAGTCGCTCATCCAGGCCCGAGTCAACTGCCTGCGGTTCAAGCCCGGGCGGGGCTTCATCATCGCTCACTCTCTCACCGCCGCGGCCCCGGGATCCGACTACTCCAGGGCCAACGACCTGCGCGCGGTCTACTACGGATCCAAGGCTGCCCGTGAAGCGGCGCAGCCCTACGTGGGCGAGGAGAACGACTCGGTCGGCGAGGGCCTCCGACGCCTGGAGTCGGCCATGTCCCGGCCTCTCGAGGTCATGAGGGACGGCGGCCAGATCGACGACTTCGACCTGACCGCGGTCTCCACCGCCAACGACCGGTTGCTCGGCGACGTGTACGTATCGCTCGGCATCCAGCCCAGGCGGGCCATGGAGATGATCTACACCACCGTGTACCTGAAGTAGCGAGGTGAATCATGGCGCAGGAAGGATACATCCAGGGAGCTGCTGGCGAGGAGATCTCGTTGCTCGTCGACGGCATCAAGATCATGGCCCTCCAGAACCTCTCCTGGAAGGCGAGCCAGGCGAAGTCGGTGATTCGCGGAGCTGGCTACCGCAAGCCCCACGCCATGGGGCGGGGACCGAAGGAGTACGAGCTCGACTTCGAGGTCAAGGAACTCAACAAGGCGATCATCGAGGAGGCCATCAACTCACCCCGCTCCAGCGAGGTGCAGATCAAGACCTTCAAGGTCGGCGAGCAGGAGTTCTCCGACCTGCTCGACCTGCGCAACGCCACGGTGCTCATCATGTACCCGGCGAAGAACAACGCGCAGCGCATCATCCGCTTCCTGGGGTTTGAGTTCACGGACGTGGAGGGCGGATTCTCGGTAGACGATGAGTCGATCGGCAGGAAACTATCCGGCCTCGCCATGGACGCCGAGGGGCTCGTATAGGAGGTCATCATGTCCACCGACGATGTCACGCTGCTTGGCGAGAAGATCGACGCCCTGACCTCTCGCGTCGGCACCCTCGAGGAGGCGATCACCGGCCTCATGGCCCGGACCCTTCGCCACGACAAGGTGCTGCGCTGGCTCAAGACCCTGGGACTGGTGCTCCTCGGCGCAGCCGTGGGCTCCGGCATGGTGCAGATCAACGACGTGGTGGCCCTCGTAGGCACACCCTGACAGGAGGACTCGATGCAGGACGAACACACCAAGACCGTGGATGAGCTGGCAGCGGAAATCGTGGAGCAGCTGCGCGCCGACAAGCCCAAGCTCCGGATCTTCCAAATCATCGTGCCCGACCGGGAGGACGAAGTGTTCCTCGCCAGGAAGGCCTCGTGGGCTGAGTACAAGCGACTCATCGGCGCGGTGAAGAACGAGGCCGACGCCAACGAAATCCTGGTGCAGAAGTTCCTGGTGCATCCCAAGCCGGACTACGAGGAGATCCAGACCGAGTGGGATCCCGGCCTGGTCGTGACCCTGGCGCAGCAGATCCAAAAGGGGCTCGGTTTCTCGCAGGGGGCATCCGTAAAAAACTGGTAGAGGCCGAGCGGTCAGCGTGCCGCTCGGATGGACACAGACAGATGCGAGCCCTGATTTGCTCCACCTTCGGGGCATACAACTTCGAGAGGGTCGATGCCTTGTGCGCTGACGAGTTTGCGGAGGTAGCTGGTGCTGCCTTGTGGCTGAAAGACCAGGAGGCCAAAGCAGTGAAGCAGACGGGAAGGAAAGGAAAGAGGCGGTGAGACGTGGCTGGCGGGATGTCACAGACGATCGGCGTGCTGGTCAAAGGGCACAACGCCCTCTCCGGCGCGCTGATGAAAGCCGAGGGCTCTCTCGCCAGCTTCCGCAAGACCGCTGAGGCAACAGCCCTCTCCGTCAACTCTAAGCTCTCCGCCCCCGACATCGACACCGGCGCCATCAACCAGGCATCGTCCCGCCTCACCGGAATGGGTACCACAGCGATGATCGCGGGCGGTGTCGTCGCGGCCGGCCTGGGCCTGGCCACACACACAGCGACGAAGTTCAACACCGCCATGGCCGAGGTCTCCACCCTCGTCGACACGTCCACCACCGACATGGATGCATTGGCCAGCAACGTCCGCTCCCTGTCCAAGGAGTTCGGGCAGATGCCGGTGGATACCGCCAAGGCCCTCTACACCACCATCTCGGCAGGGTTCGGCGACGCACAGGACGCCACCGTCATGCTCGAGGGGGCGATGAAGCTGGCTCGCGGCGGCATCACCGATACCGAGACCGCCATCGACGGCCTGACCTCTATCATGAACTCCTACGGCATGGCCGCGGACCAGGTCACCGGCGTCTCGGACCAGATGTTCGTGGCGATGAAGGCGGGCAAGACTACCATCGGCGAGCTCTCTTCCAGCATGGGGAAGGTGACGCCGCTGGCAGCGGCCGCCGGCGTTTCTCTGGACCAACTCCTGGCCGCTACATCCGCATTGACCCTCGGAGGCCTCAAGACCAAGGAAGCGACGACGTCTCTGCGGCAAATCCTGGCAGCGGTTGTGAAGCCGACTTCCGAGGCATCAAAGACCGCAGAGCAGCTCGGCATCAACTTCTCCGCTGCAGCCGTCAAGAGCATGGGGCTGGCCAACTGGCTGGCTCACGTGAAAGAGAAGACCGGCGGCAGCCAGGAAACCATGGCCACGCTCTTCGGATCCGTTGAGGCGCTGAGCGGGGTCCTCGCATTGACCGGGAACCAGGCCGGTTCGTTCGCGGATATCCTGGGCCAGATGCAAACCGCCAGCGGTTCTACCGAAGAGGCCTTCCGCAAGGTGGACGCCACAGCTGGAGCGGCTTTCGACCGCGCCAAGGCAAACGCATCTGTGCTCATGGAGACGATTGGGAGCGCACTCCTGCCGGTGGTCTCTGGCCTGGCCAACGCGTTCGCCTGGCTCTCCGATAAAATCAGCTCGCTCGCGGAGGCGCACCCGTTCCTGACCAAGCTGGTGGTCGTGATGACTGCGGTGTCTGCGGGGGTGCTGCTCATAGGCGGGGCCGCGATGATCATGGGAGGGAAGGTCATGGCCGCGATGGCCATGGTCAACCTCTCGACCGGTGGAGTGCTCCTCATTGTCGGGGCCCTGGTCGCCGGCATCACCGGGCTCGTCATGTATTTCACATCAGGCACCGACGACATGATCGACTCCACCTCCACCTTCGGACGAGTGCTCGGGGGCCTGAAGGCAGCGTTCTACGCGGTAGCCACACCCATTGCGTACGGCATCGGCTTCCTGGTTGGGATGTTCTCGGACGGTTGGGGAGGAATCCAACGCGTCACTCGGGAGGTGTGGCTGGATCTGAAACTGGTCGCGGTCGGCACCTGGAACTCTATCCAGAACGCGCTCGTCGCGGGCATCGAAGCCACGGTCGGTTTTTTCAAGTGGGCCTGGGACGGCATCTGCGCAGCCACGAGTGCAGCGTGGGAGGTCATCAAGCATGTGTTCAGTTCCGCGTTGACCGGGATCACCATGGCGGTCACCGCTGGCTGGGAGGGGATTAAGGCCACCTTCAACGCCGGATTGGCTTTCGTCACTGGTGCCTGGAATACCGCGTGGGAAGCAGTCAGTACGACCTTCAGCACCATTTGGGAGGGCATGAAGACCACCCTGACCGGCTGGATGGGTTGGCTGACCGATCTCGGCAGCGTCTTTCTCGACGCAGGCAAGGGACTCATTGATGCCCTTTGGGAAGGGATCAAGAGCGCATGGAGCGGGCTCGTCGACAGCGTCTCCGGTCTCATGGGGGACCTCCGGGATCTCCTGCCTTTCTCGGACGCGAAGGAGGGACCACTCTCCCAGATCACCGCATCCGGCTCCGCACTGGTGACCACTTTTTCAGAGGGGATTGGGGCCGTAGCGGACGTCCCCATCAAGGCACTGTCCGGGCTCCTTGAGGGCGTGCGTGATTTGCTCCCGTTCTCCGACGCGAAGCGGGGCCCCCTCTCCGAATTGACCACGTCCGGAGCTTCAGTGATGCCGACCTTCGCATCGGGGATCGAACAGACGGCAGACCTCCCTGCCCGTGCCGTCTCCAACGCGTTGTCCAACGTATCCCTGGAAGCTCCTCGGATTCCTCCTGTGCAGATGGATGCCACCGGACAGGCAGGCCTGCCGGCCCCGGCGACCGAAACCAACTCCAGAGCGAAAGCAGGTGTCGTCTTCGAACGCGGTGCGTTCCAGATCTCGGTCACCGGTACGGACGGACTGGATGACCTCGAGGGGCAGCTCACCGAAATCTTCTCCCGGGCCGCCTTGCGGCTGGGGGTGAGCCATGGCTGATCTCAGGAACGACGGCTTCCAGCTGGTAACCCTCGGTGCCGTGAAGGAGGGCGGGGAGCCGGACATCGCCAACGTCCTCTTCCAGTTTCCGGTCCCGCATCAGCAGATGTCCGTCCGCCAGGCCGTCAAGGTGGATGAGGTGGACGTGCCCGGGCGCTCAGGGAAGGTCAAGCAAGCGGTCGGCTACCAAGACACCGAGATCAGCATCAGCCTCACCCTGGTCGACGAAGAGGACAGGGCTGGCAATGTGTCCCGGTCTGCGTTGGAGCAATTCCAGGATCTGCAGGACGCGTTCCGGGACCGCTCCGATCCGGTTGGAGAGTCGGGTTCTTCTGCAGCCAGCGTCTCGTACGCGGTTCCCACGATCTTCTCCATCCAGTCCCGCCTCACCGACGCGTGCAACATCAAGACGGTGTTGTTCAAGGGACTCGAGGTGGGTGACGTCGTCGGTGAATCCAAGCTCTACGCGCAGATCAACCTGGCCGAGTTCGAACCCATCGCCAGGCAGGTCGAGCGGCGAAAGCGGGAAGCCGCCGAGAAGAAGAAGGCCCAGGCGGAGGCAGGGGCTGCTGCCGGGTATGACACCACGGCATCCAAGGCTCACGACGAAGAAGTGGGCGAGGAGAGCCCGCTTGCCAAGGCGTACCGAGAGGGCAAATCCGACGCCATGGGAGGCCTGCCGTGATGCGCTGGCTCGCTCCCGAGATCGAGGTCACCATCGGCGACCGGACCCGGCTCGCGTCGGTCCAGCGCATGGAGGTCGTCGCAGCTCGCAGTCAGCCTGTGGCTTCTGCGTACCTCGAGCTCTCCAATGTGTGGTTCGAGTGGGAGGAGGGTGCGGAGGACGGCGATCCCATGGTGCTGCGCTGGGGATACCGCGGCCAGGACCTGCACCCGCTCTTCGATGGAACGGTTTTACGCGCGCACGAGCGCGATACATTCACAGTATGGGGCCTCTGCCGAGCCCGGGCCCTCTCCGACACCCGCATCACCCGCACCTACCAGAACGAGGCTGCAGACGCTGTTGTGAGCCACTTGGTGGGCGACCTCGGCTTCGCGTCCCTCGATATCGCACCCTGCGAAACCGTCATCGACAAGCTCCCCCTCTGCGACAATACGGTGGTGGAAGCGATCCAGCTCCTCAACCGCCGCCTCGAGCTGGACCGAGCGATCTACGCGGACCCCGAGGGCGGATTCCACTGGTGCGAACGGGACACTACGCAGGATCCGGCCATCACCTTCACCCACGGCGAGGACATCATCGACTTCCAGGCGCTTCCAGGGGGCAGGCACCTGCTGACCGTCATGGGGGCCCCTCTCTGGCACTCCCAGGTCGTCAACCTGGTGGATGCCGCCGGCGCGGAGGCCCGGTACTTCATCGAGCAGGCACGCCACACGGTTGGCTTCGGCGGCACCGGCACTCGCAGTCACCTCTGGCTCTCGGAGGTCCCCGATGCGTAGCCGCGGGGATCTCACCGCAGAGCTCCGCCGACTGGTGGAAGGCCTGCACCCCGACCTGCGGCCCTTCCTTCGGCCCTCGCTCCTGGGGAAGGTCGTCGCGGTGGACGACGACAACTACCGCGTGGACGTCGTGGTCGGTGCAGACGAGGAGGCTGGCGAGCAAGGACTGGCCCTCCCGGAGGTCCCCGTCTCATCTCTCTTCGCGCAGGACGGCTACGGCATCTGGGCCCTGCCCGAGGTGGACGCGGAGGTCACCGTGTCCTTTCACGACGGCGACGTCACGAGGCCCTATGTCGAGTCTCCCATCTTCTTCAACAACCAGGCGCCCGGGGGCTTCACGACGGGGACCATCGCGATCCGCGGCAGACAGGGTCAGAAGGTCGAGCTGAAACCCGGGAGCAACGAGATCGTTCTGTCTGCGGGATCCATCAAGATCATCACCACCGACAAACGACAGGAGAAGGTGGTCGGAGACGAAGTGCGGGCGGTTGTGGGCGACCAGGAGGTCCGGGTCGCAGGGCACCAGCAGACCACCGCAGCATCCTGGGCCGTGGACGTGGAGGAAGAAGCTGCGCTTAAGGCCGGCACCCTCTCCGAAAAAACGCGGGGGGACCTGCGCCAACAGATCGGCGGCGGACTCAAGCAGACCGTGGGCGGCTGCGTCTCCCAGCAGGTCGCCGGCGGCGTAACCACCGCGGTCACGTTCTCCCGGAAGGAGGTGGTGGGCGGCGCGTACCAGCTCCTCGTCGCCGCTACCCCGGGGATTGCCCCCCCACCCCCGAGCCCGGCCTACTCCGTCCTCGTGAATCTCGGCAACCTCGCTCTCGACTCCATGGGTGGCCAGGTGGACATCGGCGCCAACCCGCTCACGCCGCCGCTCTTCATCAATATCGGCTCCCCGATGTCCGGACCGGTGCAGCTCGGGGGCCTCGGAGCGTCTGGGCAGCCCGCCGCGTGCGGGCTCCCCTTACAGATCGTTCTGAACACCATCCTGAGCGTGCTGAAGACCGTGCCTCTGGGAATCGGAAACCTCGGCGGCCCCATCGCACCGAACCCGGCTGTGAGCGCTGCTCTGGCGGCGGCCGATGCAGCGATGGCCCAGCTCCTGAGCGGGAAGGTGTTCATTGCAGCAGTGTGAGGTGACGCTATGGCGTTGACAGACAACCAGGAGGCGACGAAGACGACGATGGCCGAGGCCTTCCGGGCTGAGATGGAATCGCTCTTCCCCCTTCCCGAAGAGATGAGCGAGGAGGCCAAAGAAGAAATCCGGGCCAACTGGGAGAAGCTCGGCCAGGCCGCAGCCGCCATGCTGCCGGCGATGATGGCCCACATCGTGGACAACGCCGAAATCGGAACCGTCGAGTCGGA